TTTTAATTTAATTTATTTTTTAATTTAATTTTTAATTTAATTTATTTTTTAATTTAATTTATTTTTTAATTTATATTTTAATTTAATTTATTTTTAATACAAATTTAATATAATTAATTATGATAATTGTACTGACTTATAATATAAATATAAAATAGGACATTTTATATTATAAATGTATTAATATATATAAAGATAATTATGATATAAAATATAGGTATAATGCCCCTTAAATACGTTTTTCATTTATCAGATATTCATATACGAAATGGAGATAATATAAATAGTCGTTATGAAGAATATAATAATGTTATTAACAATACAATAATATCAATAAATGAACAAATAAATATAATGAAATTAAATTTTGATGATTTTATAATAGTAATAAGTGGAGACATTTTCCATAATCGTTATAATGCTAGCAATTTTGGTCTATTATTATTCAATCATTTAATTAAATCATTAACAAAAATTGGAAGATTAATTATATTTGAAGGTAATCACGAAAGATTAATAGATAATAATCCATCATTAATAACATCATTGAATTTTGATATTAATAATTTAACAGTATTAAATGAAAGTCAAACTTTAATAATAGATGAAATTGGTTTTTCATATTTAAGTTTATTTGATACAATGAATAGTACTAAATTAACAGGAAGAAAAGATATATTACCTGAATTTCCAAAAATTATTGAATATGTTAAATATAAAATTGCATTATTTCACGGAACATTCATATCGTGTAAATTATTTAATGGTGATGTTATTAAAGATGATGAAAATTCAACATATCCATTAGAATTAATTGAAGATTTTGATTATGCAATTTTGGGAGATGTACACAAACGACAAATATTTAATTATAAAAATAAAGTGATTGGCGGATATTCATCGTCTCTAATTCAACAAAATTTTGGAGAGGATTTAATAGAACACGGATACTTAATATGGGATTTATATAATAAAAAAATAAAAGAAATAAATGTTTGTAATGATATTGGATATATTAATATAAAAGAAAATGCAAATGGTGAAATATTAATTCGCAAAAACGGAAAATACGAATGTTTATTAGAAGAAGAAATAAATAATAATATTATATTTTTTCCTAAAAAATTAGAAATTAAAATATTTTCAAAAATAAATTTTAATAATTTAAATAATTTATTAAAAAGATATAATATAATATATAATATATTTTCTCGCATAGATGAAAAAAACTTATTATCTTTATCTAATATTGATAATAATGATATAACTGATTTAAATGATGAAATAACTATTAATAATATATATAACATTGATAATAATTATTTATTAACTTATTTTAAAAAATTATTAACAGATTATAAATATAATAAATTAATTGAAATAATTAAAAATAAAGATTTATTATTATTTGATAAAAATAAATATCCAGATGATTTATTTAATGAAATAATTAAAAGAAATAAAGAATTATCATTAGTTATTCAATCTTGTGTTAAAAATGATGATACAAAACAAATAAAATCATCATTTATAATAAAATATATAGAATGGGAATCATTATTATGTTATGAAAATAAAAATTGGTTAAATATGCATGAATTAGATTCAAAATCATTTATGGTAAAAGGAAAGAATGGATCAGGTAAAAGTGCTATATATGATATATTATTATTAAGTATTTGGGGAGAAAATACAAAATCAAGTTCATTTTCAGGTGGTATAATTAATCATAATAAAAATAGTGCATATACTATAATAGATATTGAATTGGACGGAATATTATATCGTATTAAAAGAGATTATACAAAAAGAGAAGATAAAACAAAAGTTCATTTAAAATATTCATATTTATATAAATTTCAAAATGATAAAGATTTAGAATTATTAAAAAAGAATAATGATTGTAATACTGAAATTAAAAAAATATTTGGAACAATTGATGATTTTTTAAACTCATCGATGATTACACAAAATAATGATAATGATATTTTAAAATTAGATGCTAAAAAAACATTAGAAATAATAGATAAATCATATAATGTAGATTATATATATAATTTATATAATTTATTTAAAACTGCTATAAATAAATATAGAGATTTTAAAAGAATTGTTGAAAGTAAAAAAGAAGTTTATGAAAAATTAGTATCAAATAATAAAATAGATGAAATAACAGATGATGAAATAATTAATTTAAATGATATATTAAAATTAAAATTAGAAGAAAATGAAGAATTAATGAAAAAATATAATGATTATAATAATATTGATATTAATAATCCTAAAACATTAATTATATTAGAAACTGATTATTTAAGTTTAATAAAATCATTAGATTTAAATAAATTATTATGTGAAGATGATTATAATAAATATAAAGAAAAATATAATGAATTAAAATATATATTAAAAGATGAAAAAGATTTATTAAAATTAAAAAATAGTTATACAGAAAATATTGAAAATACAATAGCTGATATAATTATTAAACCTTGTGAATTATCTATTTTAGAACGAGAAGAAAAACAATTAAAAAAATATTTAGATGATAATAATAAATATAATAATATTAATATAAATGAATTAGAATTATCATTAAAAACATTAAAAGATAGTTATCATATATTAGAAACAAATGAAAAAGAATTAATAACAATACGACCAATAAAAATTAATAATCCTTTATTATGTTATGATGATATAATAAATGAAATAGTTAAAATACATAATTCAGAAGATAATTTAAATAAATATATACTTGAAAATGTTAATTTAAATGTTTGTATTGATTTAATTAATGATAATAATAAAAATATTAGTTTAACTGATTATAATAATTATAAAAAAAGATATAATGAGTTAAAATATATTTTAAAAGATATTAATATAATATTAGAAAATGATTATAATTATAATTTAGATGAAAATAAAATAAAAAATATTAAAATAAATAATAAACCATGTGAATTATCTATTTTAGAAAAAGAGGAAAAAGAATTAAATAAATATTTAACTGATACTAAATTTAAAACATATGAAAATATTGATATAATTGAATTGGAAAATACAATTACTATTTTAAAAGATGAATATAAAATATTAGAATTAGAAGAAAAAGAATTAATATCAAATAAACCATTAAAACAAAAGAAACCAACAATAAAGAAGGATAAAGTATTATCAGAAATAAAATTATTATATAATAATAATAATGATTTTAAAGATTTTATATTATCATTAAATATTATAAAATCAAATAAAACAATAAAAACGAATGATAATTTATTAACATATGATGAATATAATAAATTATTAATTGATATAAATAATTTAGAAGAAATAATAAAAAATAGTAAAGATAAATTATTAATATTAGAAAAAGATTTTAATATAATATTTACAAAACAACAAAATAAAACAATTATAAATAAACCATTAGATGAATTTAAACAAGTCAAATATAAAACATCAACAACTATAAATAAAGAATTGAAAACAATTGATATAAAATCATTATTATTAAATATTGAAAATGATGATAAAATAATAAATTCAAATAATATTATTATTAAAAATATTGAAAATATAAATAATGAATTAGAAGATTATAAGAAAGAATTATTATTATTAACATCAAATGATGATTATAAATATAATCCCGATTGTATGTATTGTTGCAAAAGACATTGGGTATGTAGAATAAAAGAATTAGAAATTATAATAAATAAATTAGTAAATGATAAAGAAACAATAGAATTATTAGTAGATATAAATGATTATAATAAAATAAATGAACGTAATATAAAAAATAAAGAAATTAAAAATAGATATGATTTATTAATTGAATGGTATAATTATTATAAATCAAAAGAAGATTATGAATTAATAACAAAACAATTAAATACAATTATAAGTGATAAGACAGAATTAAATAATAATATTATATTAAATGAGACTAAATTAAAAGAAAATAATAATATAATAAATTCTTATAAAAATAGATGCTATGAATTATATGAAAATTTAATAAAAATAGAACAATATGAAGAATATAAATTATGGGATGATAAATATAATGATATAATTAAAAAATTATATGAATTAAAAAATAATATTAATAATCATAATGAAATAATAAATTATAATAAAAATATTAAACCACGTATTGATAAATATTTAGAATTAAAAATAATGTATAATGAATGGTTAGAATATGATAATATATTAAAAAGATTACAAACATATGAGTTATTACAAATAACAGAATTAATTAATAATTATGAATATTATAATAATAAATCATATGAATTATATAATAAATTAATAATAATAAAACAATATGATGAATATAAAAAATGGGAAAATAATTATGATGATATAATTATAAATTTAAAAACTTTAAGAAATGAAATAATGAATATTGAAGAAATGATAAATTATTATAATAATATTAAACCTCGTATTGATAAATATTTAGAATTAAAAGATAATTATAATAAATGGATTGAATATGATAATATTATAAAAATTATAAATACAAATGAATTATTTAAAATAAACGAATTATTAGATATATATGATAAATATAATGAATATAATATAAATAATAATAAGAAACCATTTATAAAAATAAAATTAGAATTAAATGATAAGATAAAAATAAAAGAAAAAGAAATTAAAGAATTAAATGATAAATTAATAAAACAATCAACTATAAATGGATATAATAAAGAAAATAGAGATAATTATGAAAGATTATATAATATAATAATTGAATTAGATAATACCATAGATATTTTAGAAACTATTATAATTAATTTTCAAGCATTTAGAATTGAGATGTATGATAAATATGTATTAAATAAATTAACAGAAAGAGCAAATAAAATAATTAAAACATTATGTCATACAGAAACAAAACCATTTAAATTAGATTATATAATTACAGTAGTAAAAGATATAATTCATATTAATTGGTTAATTAATAACGATTATAATAATGGATTAGAAAGAAAAGAAAATGAAAATACCAAACAAATAATATCAATAAATCAAGCATCAGGATATCAACAATTTGTAATTTCAATGGCATTACGAATGAGTTTATTTATGAATAAATATGAAATAAGATGTAATCAATTATTTATAGACGAGGGTTTTATAAATTTTGATAAATACAATTTATCAATTGTTCCATCATTTATAAAATCATTATTATCATATTTCAATAATATTATTATAGTATCTCATATTGATTTAATTCAAGATAATATAGATGAAAAAGTAGAAATTAAATATAATAAATTAACATTAATTTCAAGTATTGAATATAATGAAAATAAAAAAACAATAATAAAACGAAATAGAAATAAAAAAGATGATTAAATATTATTTCTATATTCTATTATTTTTTCTTTAATTATTAAAAAAAATGATTTTAATATTATTTATAATTAATAGTTAAAAAAAATGCCATTAACAAGTACAGAATATTCAAGAAGAAGAAGAGAGAAAATTAAACAAGATAATCCTGAAAAATATAAACAATTACGACATGATGAAAATCAAAAATATTATAAAAAAATAAAAGAACCAAATGAAATAATAGAAGAAGACGAAATAATAGAAGAAATTGAATATGATGAAATCGAAGAATATGAAATAAAAGAAGAAATAGAAGAAGATGATGATAGTAAAAAGAAAACAAAAATACCAAAATATTTAATAGATTTAAATATTATAAATATTGATAATTCAGGATTTATAATTTATAAACCTTTAAAAAAGAGAATAAAAACATTAAATAAATCAATATTACAACCACAAACAATTAAATTATATTATAATAGTTTTAA